GCCTCCTTTAGTTGTTAGAAAAAAACCCACCGGCTCCCACTTAAGGGAGCCGGGGGTAGATAAACGATCACCTCCTACTAATCAGCGGATAAAAATTCGCAGACAGAGTAAAAGATAAAATTAATCATTAAGCCTGAGCGTACTCACCGCCGAAGCCGTTAGCAAAGTTGGTGTTAACCGTTGCACCAGCATCAGTTGCTGTAGCGGACTTAACACTTGCACTCTCGAAATGCGCTACAAGTGCGGCACGGGTAACAGTCGAACCAGAGCCGGAGATAAGAGCGCGGCAAGTTTCTGGACGAACGATACCAGTACCCTTAAGCATGCTAGCAACCGTGAACTGGGTGTTACGGCGAACATCCTGAACCGTGTCAACCTTCATGCCCTGTAAAGACAGACCAGCAACAGCGTTAGTCTGGAAGATAATACCATAGAAGCTAAAGAGAGTTTCAAAACCCTGATTAGCTCCGCTTGCACCAGCTGCATTTGCAGTAGCAGCGCAGTTTAAGTTATACTTACCACTACCAATGTTGTTAGCAGTGATGTTAAGATTGGTCTTAGGCAAGTGATTGGTCTTAACAATCTTGACACCCATGTAATCAAGACTATCAGTCATTTGATTCATACCCACTGAAATCGGAGCACCAGCACCATATTCATCGGCACCAGTAAACATTGGGTTATTAACGAAAGCACTACCAACAACAGTGGAGCCAGCCAAGATACTTGGGCTTCTTGGAATACCAAGCGCACGAATGACTTGGAATACCTTTGGAGTAACAACGCAGTATACATCAGTAACTGCAATATCGTTCTCTTGGCAGACAACAAGATAATTCTCAATTTCCTGCAGAACCTTTAAGCACTCAGTTTCAGTAGCAGCAGAAGCAACAATGCTAGTGCTAACTACTGCTGGTGCTTGGAATGCTGCCGCTGCAACACCACGAGCATCACCTCCGCTCGGTACGGTTCCGGTAAGCTGAGGAACCGCGCAAGCAGCTGCAAGAGCAATTGCCAGCTGCTTATCACGGGTATTAGCAAGCTGCAAGCCAGCCTGACGAGCCAGTTCAGAACGATAGTCCCACTGAGTGATAAGCATATCAATGTTATCAGTTTCAAAGTGAGCTGCCATAGGGCGGTTATCAAGCTGAACCTTAATGGAACTGCTTGCTGAGCTACCACCCATGAGTTCCACACCTGCATCCCACGATGGACGAAGGTCAACGGTACCCGTCATAGGGAACTCATATGAGAAACCACCAGTAAGACTCTTAGTGGTGATCATATTCTCAAACATATTGTATTGATCATATGCATTAATAACTTCGCCAGACCACAGTGGGAGCCAAAGCTTATTAGTTCCGGTTCCATCGGGACCTGCGGATGCAGTAGTACGGGGTAATGAAAAATTTGCTGCTGCGATATTATCGGAGCTTGTCTGAAATGCCATGTGTGTTTCTCCTTAAAATAGAAACTTGTTTTTTATTTGAGACTAAAATGAACTCAACCTTTCGATTGTTCAAAAAGAGTCTAGTAGTCGAGTGAAGTCCCATGAAAGCCAGCCATTACCATATGGGGGCTTTGCTTATCATGGGACTTCAGAAATAATCCGGTGTCTCGAAAGACGGATTACTTGGGTAGATTAGAGAAATTTGTACGCATCATTCGCTGTTCAACATATTCCCTAAACTTTGGATTGTTGTTAAAGTTAGGGTTGTTTCGTTCAGCAGAGAACTCACGCTTGGTTTGATAACCAGTGAGTCCTTGTTGCGTTGATGCAATAGGGATTTGCCCTCTTGCGGTTGGCTTGGGTTCTGCACCCTTGCTTGTCTGTGTGGTCTTAGCATACTTAGCCTGAAGCCCATAGAGGGCTACATCCCAAGATGCCGATGCTAGGTTCTGATTGACTGAAGCCTGTTCTGCAGCACTGAGATTCTTGCTAGCCCAGACAAAGAGTTTACTCAACTCTTCCCGACCACCAACTAACTCAGATGCCTTAGTATAAGCCATCTCAATCTTAGCCTTCTGTCCCTGCATATATTCATTAACAACATAATCAGGAAGACCAGTCTTCTTCTTAATGACTTCCAATGTCTCAGCCGAAAGATCATTGTTAGCCGTGAACTCAATGGTCCACTGCTTCCAATCATCTGAGGATGCCGGGATGTTTTCTACCTTGGCTACCTCTTCAACCTTGTTCTCTGGAATCTTTAAGACCTCTGGTAACAAAGGAATTACTTCCTTCACAGGTTCTACCACAGGCTGTCCCGCAACTGGATTAGCAGTTGACGGGTTTTGTTCATACTTCTTCTTCAGGTCTGCGACTTCTTGTCGTGACTGAGTGTATCCTTTTTGAGCAGTCTTTAAACTCTCAAACCAAGCTCCGGCATCCTTGAAGTTTTCAGGAACAGCCATACCTTGGTTTCTTACATAAGCATCAAAGGCTACTTTCTCACGAGCAAGCTGAGCATCCTCTGGAGTCGATGTAAGAGATTGTTCCGAAGACATGACTGGAGTCTCGGAGGATTGTTCCATCATATCGGGAGTCTCTTCATTCATATTGTGTATCTTTCGTTAAATTTAATAAGGCTTCTTCTTGGAAGCGGCTTTCTTAACTGCCATCTTCTTGTCCATCTTCTTATCCATCATCATCTTCTTAGCTGGTTTCTTTTTCATAGTGTTCCTTTCTTATTATATTAAAATATTTATTATCAAACTAATGACGATAAAATTGCTTGGCTAACAACAGTATATCCATCCGATGGATATTTACGAGCAATATTATAAGAAATATTATGCCCGGTTGCAGGTTGACCACCTGCCCACTGAGCTACCGTTGCAGTTTGATCTGAACCTTTGTATTCAGTAACATATGCATCTTGATATGCACTGTTTCCGTAATAGGTGAATGTCAAACCAACTGGAGTTCCGGCGGTAGTTGTAATTGGAGGTCCGCCACCACTAGCAGATAGAGTAAATGATGTTGTTCCATTAGTTGCAGTAATGTAGTACACACCATTTGTTACTGCTCCTCCACTTGTGTTAGTTCCAGAAATACCAACCTGTTGATTAACAGTAAGATTTCCAGCCATTGATGTTGAAGTAGTAAATACTCCACTTGCTCCAATTGCAACACCCACAATTCCAATTGTTTGAATACTCAATCTAGCTCCAACCCAATAACCATCAGTAGTTACTGCTGATGTTCCAGTTAGTTTAATAGAACTTGCTGTTGTAACGGTTGCTGTAAATGGACCAGAACTATCAACTGCTCCTCCAGATAAATGTACAGTTATATCTGCTCCTTGATTTGGAGAGTTTTTAAATCGTTGATAGTATGATGCATTTCCTGTTCCGTATGTTAATGCTTTATATGGTAGTATAGCTTTGATATCTACAACCGTCATATCTGGATTAGCTATTACCATTGCATTTGCCGCAGCACGGACAGCAACAAGATTGCTAGTTGTTCCGGAGCCGCTTGTATCTAATGTATTACTTGGGACACCAACAATAGAGATAATTGCTAGATCACTTGGTGGATATCCAAGCGAAGACCATACTGCTTTATATTTAGTCCATATTGCAATATGGGCGGCAGTCCAAGTCGAACCAGTGTCAGCACCGTTAATTCCGCTATGGACAAACAACAATACGCGACCACAATTAGCACCACCAGCAGCAATTTGTCGTTCGCGCATTTCGCGTAATTGATATCCAATCCATGTTGTAGAAGTGTCAGTAACTAACAGAGCAATACGAGTACTATCATCGCCTGATTGATATGCATGTGAGTGTACTGCCCAACCCTTTGATTGACGATAAAGAGACTGACAAAACAACGCTCCCGGTCCTTTACTAAAGATCGTACCACTTGGATAATTATAGCCAAGTGCGCTTGCTGTATGTCCTTTACCATTTGCAGTGAAGGATGCTTCATACAAATCAAAGGTTGGCTGACCACTCGCAGCACTCATTGATGTTGATGCACCACTAAATAAATGTGGTAATGCATTTGCTGAACCACCACTAAATACTAATGGAACAAAATTACCACCACTAGGTACTTTTCCATATCGAACTCGTAAGAAGTTTACAACTCCGCTTGCTGCTAATGGATTGGTTTCATCAATATTTACACCAGTAGTTTTATAAACATCTGTTGTAGTTGGCATATACAGCCAGTCATTAAAGTCTGCTTGCGATCCAAAAGTTAAACCTGTTGTGGTTCCAGCTGTAGTTACAATTGCTGATCCATTATAGGTTTCTGATAATGTAAATGTAGTTGTTCCATTAGTTGCAACAATGTAATAAGTTTTTGGACTTGTATATCCAGTGATAGTTCCATTTCCACCACCAACGCTTAGTGTTCCAGCTATATTTACCTGCTGATTAACTTGTAAATAAGCAGAAGTGCATTGAAACTGTCCACCAGTATTAGTAATTGTTACTCCCGTTAAACTTCCTTGGACAGTTGATGATCCATACGAAGTTAAAACAGTTCCTGTATTCCATACTGCATAGGGAAGAGCATTTGCATCTGTAGGAGCACTAGTTGAGGCTTGTAACCCGGACTTGAAATTTGCATCTTTAGCAATAGTTGAAACAGTTCCACGCCAATTGCCGTAAAATCGTGATGCTCCAGAAGAACTTCGATCAATAAATGGAGCAAGAGAAGTACCATAACATGGAATATTTAGGTTATTTAATGCTTCAGCTATACCTGATTGATATCCATATCCACCAGCAAGAGCTGATCCAGTATTACTATCACCAAAGATGATAATATCTAGACTGTTAGTTCTGGCAATAAGATCTTTTAAAAATCCAGCTGCTCGGTTACTGCCATAAACTAAGGGACCAGTAAATGTTTCATCTATTTCTGTTAATGATTTTACTCTATTACGATACATTAGATGAATCCTATAAAAGCATTACACAAACCTGCACCTCCACCACCAGCTGCAGTAGCCGCAAAGTCAATCTTAATAAACTGACACCCAAGGGTATCAATCAAGAGTGAAGCTGTGGACTGACCAGAGGTAGCAAGGTAAACCTTAGCATCACCTTCGGTTTTAGCATGGGTAGCAACAGAGTACATACTCTGACTATTAATAGTTGTTGCAGTATATGTTGAATTTATTGCAGAAACAGTACCAAAGTACAATAGCTGTGGTACAAAGAAAGCACCATCATTAGTTTTTGAATAACCAGTAACGCGCATGGTTTGACCAGCTGCGAGTGTTGATGAAAACATCGGAATAATCTTGATATAATTTAATGTTGAGGTTGGAAAGACTACGCCATTTCCATTAGTTACTGGCATTGTAGCTGCAGGAACATCATCACTGAGTCCCGGAATGGCTACATTGATAAGGTTGGTTGTAGACAGGAGCTTCATTGGCTCTTGGACTGTCTTGAGT